TAGATCCTGGGCGATAACTAGAGAATAAAGGAACACCCATACTTTCTGCTAATGATCTAACAGATTGTAAATTCCCTCGCCCACTTCCAAGCTGCATATTTGGATCAATATTTGCACCAGTTGATGGTTTGTATACTGTAATTGGTGAAGCACTTGCAGATTTTTGTGCAGCATTTAAATGTTTTTTGTATGCCCCAGTTTTATATACTGTCCATGCACTAAATCCTTGACTTTGTTTTATCAATTTTGCAGCGTGTGCATTTATAACTGGGTCTTTTAATTGGTCATCACTTGTTATTCCTATTTGTTTTCTTCTCTCTGGACCCAAATTACCAATCATATTAATTTGCCATAAACCATATGAATTATCTGGTGGTTTTGCATTATGTGCGTTGGAATTTCCACCAGATTCTGCCATAGCAATTGCAGCCATAATTATAGCATCAGACTGACTAAATCCAGCACCTTTAGCCAAACCAACAAGTTGTTCAATAGTTATTTGCCCTCTTGCCACAGTTCCAGCAGCAAGTTCTCCATCTAATCCAGCAGTAGGGTCTCCAGTAACAGACCCAGCAGGAGGTGTCTTTTCAGATTCCAATTTAATCGAATTTAATATTATATCAGATTGTCTTTCTACAAATTGCCTAAACATTCCAGCAACAGCATTTCCAACTCTTTCACCAAAATTTAACTTATCATTTGATAACATAGTCGGAACTATTCCACCATTAGCCATTGCTAGAATAGTTCTTGCAGTATCATTGACTGCCATATCAGCATTTGTATCAATTAATTGTTGAATAACCGAACCAAAAGCATTGCCAACTTGATTATAAAAATTCTTATTTGGTTTTTGACCCATTACAAGATCAACACCAACACCCATAATTTGACCAAAAAATGAACTATTTGGTTTTTTAAGTTCACTAGATGCAGTTGTTAAAACCCTCAAAGAACTCATTTGCTGAGAATTTTTTGGATCTTCTGGAGTAAATACTTTTTCAATTACTTCTTGTCCACCAATATCTCTACCAATTTGAACTGGTCTTTCATTTATTTTTGGTGGTTTTGGTTTTGCTCTTTTAAAAGATCTTTGTATTTTTCCACCAACTTGTTTTCCACCTCTTGTAGATACCTGTCCACCTTTAGCACGGCCTTCAATTTTTGGTGGTTTTTGATAAGCAACGATTGTTTCATACAAACTTACACCCAATTGATCTCCAATCAGTCCACCCAGAAGACCTCCAATCGCAGCACCAGCACCAGCACCAATTAAATTACCAATAATTGGGACTACAGTTCCAGCAACACCACCTACAGTTCCACCCAACCATGTACCAAGTGCTTGCCCAACTCCAGCACCAACAGCACCAGCAGCAGATTTACCAAGTGGTTCTCTAAGAACAAAATATCTAAAAGCAAAATCAACTAAAGGTCCAATAATAGGAAATCTACCGAGTGCTTTAGTAGCACCACTAGCAATTTTTGCCCCACCCTTACCAAAGTTCTTTGTAGCAAATCTAGTTGCAGTTCTTCCAAGCCCTCTCCTACCGACTTGCCCAGCAGTTTGTCCTTCTCCAGCAAGTCCAGAAATATTTCTGCGATTAAATAATCCTCTTGGTTGAAATCTTCTTTTAACTTCTTTGAATGCTTGTGTAGAATTTTTACCAGAGTCTCTTAGTTCTTCATAATATCTTGCTGCACTATTACCAAATTTTCTTTCAATTAATTTTGCTTCCTTCCCTCGATTTAAATATCTGTTAAGAGATTGATTTGATGGTGCTGTAGGTTTTGTTCCAGGTTTAGTAGGCAGTCCCTTTGGACTTTTTTTACCCATTCCAAAATCAGTTCCACCCATGGTGGACATTCCAGCAATTATAGCAAGATTAATAAAAGTGTTTAACTGCCCAGAAAATTGATCAAAAGTTTTTTGAAGATTCTCTCCACCAATATTTTTAATAGTATCTCTGACTTTATCATATACACCATATCCAATCTCAATAAAACTAATTAATTTATTAGCCATTCCACCAACAAAACTCTCAATAAAAGTTATTGCTGGAGTTATTTTTTTAGCAAAATCAATTATTTGTGGGAGATATTTTACTAGTCTTACTAAAACAAATCCAAGTAAAGTACTAGTAACAAAATTTTTAATGCTGTCAAGTAGTCCCATTCTTTTAGTGGGAACAGATAATCCACCTAGAACAGGTTTATCTTTTTTTTGTTCTAAAATACTTTCTTTTTTTGCTCTTTTTCTATTTTCTAAATCTTTACTTTTTCCTATTAAAGTTTTCTTTTGTAAATCTAAACTCTTTTTTAAAATATCCTCTATAGATATTACTTTTTCTTTAATAATTAAAACATCTTTTTTTAAATCAATGTTAGATTCTTGTTCATCAGGTTCTGGAGAAACTGGTGCAGTATCCCTATACTGCACATTTTTTGCTGGTACTAAAAATCTAGTAGCATTACTATAAGATGCCCTTTTATTTTCTTCCTTAGAAGATGGTAATAATTTTTTAGGATCTAGTACAGCCATTTTAGTTTATACCACCTATTCCGTATATTTGAATATTATTTTTTCGATGAGAACTCATCATAAATGCAGGGAAATCTTCCACATCTCTTATAGCACTCATTTTAGTTCCAGAAGATTCAGTTGACTGTTTTATAACAGGTGGTAATGTAATAATATTTGATTTTGATTTTACACTAGGTGGTTCTGGAATATACTGCTTAATATTTGGTTGTATATTAATATTTCTTTTTCTAAGATCGACTAAAGTATCACCCACACCACTTATCATTGTCATTGCATTATTAATGAATGGTACAATGAAAGGCATTTTTTGAGATAATGGTCTAAATGATTGTAACGCAGCGTCTTTTATCGGAACTGAGTTTGTATCATTAGATATTTGTAAATTGGATGGTTTATTATTTGGTTGTATTCTTGATGGTTTAAGGGAAAATGGTTTAATGGAAGATGTTTTTTGATTTGATTTTTTATTTGTAGTTGGTGTATTTTGTAAAGTATCTGCGGTATCTCCAAACATTTTTGTTGGAGTTGTCATTTTTTTATTTTGGTCAAAAGAATTAGTCACATTCATAATATTATTAAGACCCATCATAGATTTTTTATTAGCAACCTCAGGATTAAAAACAGATTTTTTAGCAGCAGCAGATGGTTTTTCTGGAACTATTGTTCCAACCATTCCTCCACCAGCAGCTAGTTGAATATTGTTCACCATCTTAGGAACATTGGTTCCCCCACCAGACTTGTTTAATCCTAAAAAGAAGTTTGCCCCATACTTATCAACTGCTGGTTTAGAAATAACAATCTCTCCAGGTTGAGCAGCAATTAATTGAGTATCCTTTCCAGCACCAGCAATTCTAACACCAGTATCATCGGTTATAGCACCACCACTTTCAAATCCAATATCTCTAATTGGAGTTGGTTTTTGATAATCTCCAAATTTAGGGATTAGTCCTCCACCCCTAAACATATTAAATCCACGACTTTGTATTTGCTCTTGCGATAACTGTGCAGCACCTGGTGCTTTACCAGTTTTTGCAGTTTCTTGAGGTAGTACTGTAGAAGGATCTGATTTTTTGTTTTCTTTTCTAGTCTTATCTACTTGTTGTGTGGATGCATAAGCACCAACCCCAACAGCAATACTACCACCAATAAGAGCTGCCGCAACAGGATTTGCCTTTACAAAGTTGAGTAATTTTGGAATCGCAAATTTGCTTAATCTAAATGTTAATTTAGCAACCGTTCCAATAATGGATCTAACAAATCCACCTAAAGGAGTTGCGAATAATAGAAATGCCCCCAATAAAGCAGGCCACCAATCACCAATAAATCTAACTAAAGTATCAATTTTCTTCTTATTCTTTTTGTCTGATATCCAATCTATAAACTTGACCATCAAACGACCAAGTAAAGTCCAAACAATAAAATTAATTATTTTGTCAAGAATACTTTGGAATGGTGCTAAGACTTTTGATGCTAATGTTTTTAACTTGTTATCTTTTTTTTCTAGGTCTTCCTCTCTTTTACCTCTTTTTAAATTCTCAGCAATTTTTCTTTGATTATCCGCATCTTTTTGAATCAGTTTATTTTGAGATGCAAGAAGAGAGGCAATAGAAACTATAGAATTTTTTATTGCTTCTATATCTTTTTTTATAGAGCTTCCAATGTTTGCAGATTCTCTAGAAACATCAGGTACAGAAACTTTTCCAGCAAGAAAATATTGCTGCCTTGATACTCTTATCGGACCTGTTGTTCCAATATTATCGGCATTTATTTTTTTACTTCTTACTTTAAATCTACCAACTTTTCCTTTTACTCTTTTAAATTCATCTTGTAATAATATCTGCTCTTCTCTGGGGATTTTTTTATCCCCCATACTTATGGTTACTAATTTTTCTTTTAGCAAACTCAAATAAGTACCATAATCAATATCAAAAACATCTTGTATTCCAAGTATTTTTAATATTCTTTCATCAATTTCTTCATTAATTAAATCTTCTTCTTTGATACCTTCATATAAGGTTAATGCACCCGAAGGATCTGGAATATTTCCTTTAGACTGTTCTTTGGGAGGAACTTCTTTTGGTATTTTTGTTTTTTTACTTTTATCATTTACATAATAATTCCACAAAAATAAAATATATTGATCACGTAAACTAAAGTCTTTATTAGATTGTGGATTTTGTACAGACTCAATTGGTGCTGGATAATCCTTATCAGAAGACAAATATGCTTTAATAAAAGTATCTACTACTTTATCTGCCTTTACACCAAAGTTATTCTCGATTAAATACTTGCTCTTCTCCATTCGTTGAGCAAGTATTTTTTTATATTGTCCAGTTCTACTCGCTACAATAGTAGATATTGGCCAAAATTTATCGATAAACTTTGGTTTATTAGCCGCCATTTTGTTGCTGTTTAAGTTTTTCTTCTTCCAAGTGAGCCTTCAATAAAGTAACGTAAATATCCCGCTCCCACGGTATCAAATTTTCAATCTCTGTTAATGAATATTTATGATACTGAATTAAAGAGAAAGTTAATTTATAATAATTCTCTAAGTCCATGTGGACCAGGGCTATACGAAAAAACTCGACAGACCCTCCAGAACGACAGTGCTCTCAACCCCAGTATTTGGATTAGTAACTTTAATTTCATGAGAAAGTTTTGGCATAGTGTCAAAAAATTCTTCAATCATTTTAAATTGAGAAGAATTCATCTGATCCAAAAATTCTATTAATTCTTTTTTAGTTACATCAGAGGAAGACCATGCTTCATCCTCAGTATAAATTTTATCGACACAAGAAGCAACTAAATCAAAAGATTGCTCCATATTACTATTACCACTAAAATCAAAGTTACTCTTAATAAATTGATCCAATGAAGGATACTTCATTTCCATCATTATAGAGTCATCAATTTTAATCTGCGTTTTGTGCTTATCGTTTTTTTGTACTTGAATATCATCAATATTAATAGTCACAGGCACTGTAGTCTGTTCGTCATCAGGACAAATAATATTAACTTCAAGTTCTTCCCCAACAGATTTTCCACGAATATTTAAGAACAAATATTCAATATCAAAAGTTGGTAACGATTCTACTTTTATATTTTTTGTAATGATACAATTTTTAATGACTGTTTTAATTGCTGTAGTAATTTGTTTTGTATCTTCACTTTCTAAAGCAAGAACTAATAATTTTTCTTCTCTTACTAAAAAAGGTCTATATTGTATAACTTGACCAGTTGAAGGCAATTCCAACTCATATGTTGGGGCAGAAATTTTTGGTAAAGGCATAATCTCCTATAAAATTCAGTTACTTTATTTATTGTGCTTTTAAGAACTTATACACCATCATTCAATTGGGCTAATGTAGATCTTCCATCTTGTAAAGTAACATTTCTAGGTATATCCGTAGATCTTGGTCCATTTAACTGTACTGTTGTTGTTCCAGAAGGAACATCTGGATTTCCAATTGAATTTGGATTTCTACTTGGTACTGTCGATTCTGCAACTGTAGTCAAGTCATCAATGACATATCTAGTATAAGAAAAAGATACGGTAACTTTTAATAAAGAAGAAGATTCATAAGATACTGGAATAGAATTAATACTTATAGGAAATGCCTCTATAAATTTATAAATTAGTATTGGTGATGTCGGTGATCTTCCTGTTCCATAGTCTCTTTCATATTTGGCAATTTGAATAATTGATTTATAAAATTCTGGATATTGAACTCTAGATATTGATGCCCCCGATAATTTATCATTAGCAGACACTCCTTGAATATACTGTTCATTTGCAATATATCTCATCCATGCTTCAAAAAATCTTATTTGATAATAATTACTATTTTGAGTTACATAAAAAGTAAAGTCTGCCCTGTCATCATATAATCTCCTATAAGCATGTTTTTGTGTTATTCCCATATAATCATTACTAATATCAATAGTTGCAAAAGATGACCCTGGAAGAGATGCTTCAGAGCAGGATAATTCTAATATTTCATTATCTATTTGTTCACCTAATTGGGTTTCTATAAATGATAAGGCAAAACCTTTATCTCCAGATTGTCTAGGAAAAGATGCTTTACCTGGAGGAGTAATTATAACAGAATAATTAGAAGTCAAAGCAGGTTGCAATAACCTGCTTTTTATTCTAGACATGGATACTCCAGGATTTATTGGTGGAAGACTTTTACCAGCCATCTATAAATATTTTTACTATTATATACTATGTAGTTAATTTATGAACGAAAGTATAAAAAGCAAGTACCGACCATCAAACCCACAAAAATATAAAGGTAATCCTAATAATATTATTTGTAGAAGTAGTTGGGAACGCAAATTTTGTCAATGGTGCGACTTAAATGAAAATATTTTAGAGTGGGCAAGTGAGGAATTTTTTATTCCTTACATATCACCAATTGATAGAAAAGTTCATAAGTATTTTCCAGACTTTATAGTAAAGATGAGAGATAAAAGAGGGTCTATAAAAACATACGTAGTTGAAGTAAAACCAAAAA